CATAAATACTTTGTAGATGTAGTGACTAAAAATTTACTTAAATCTTTGAAAGACAATAAAATAGAACTAGAAGAAGGACAAAAATTAGCTTTCTACTATACTTTTGAAGGTTCTTTAAGTAAGAATAAAAGTGATTTAGGTAACAAAGCTTATCTTTATGATAAAGCTTTTCAAGATACCATTACTCAAAGAGATCTTTCTAATACTAAACAACAAAATGTACATAAAATACCTATAATACAAGATGATTCTTTAGGTTATGTATATAACATTAACTTCAACTTTATAGAGAAAGAAGAAGAAAAATTAATTATTAATATCTATATTTGTGATAAAGAATTTAATATTACAGATTTAATAGATAAAACATTTAAATTATGAATAAATTAAAAAAATTACTTAAAGAAAACTTTGGAGATTTATGTTATTTAGGAGAAAATGAAACTATAATATACTATAAAGAAGGTATAGATTTAAAGGAACTTTCTAAAGTAATTAAAGGTTATAATGTAGGTATACAATTAAATTTATTATAAGTAAATGGCAAATTATATTATCACAAAAGACCAGAATTTTTTTCAGAAGATAGGAGATTATAATTATTGTAATCTTGAGGATATGGTATTACCTGATACTATTGCATATGATAGTGAAACTACTTCATTAAAACCTATATTAGGAGATATATTTGCTATACAATTAGGTACAGGAGAAAATAATTATCTTATACATTGTTATGATAATAATTATGGACCTAAAGATGTAATACCTTATTTAGAGGGTAAAACATTAATAGGTCATAATTTATTATTTGATTTAGGATTTTTATATAAATATGGGTTTTATCCTACTAGTACTAAAGATACTTTTATAGCTTCTAAGTTATTATATAATGGTATTATGGAATATAGACATGATTTTGGTGCTGTATTTTATAGAGAATTAGGTATTATTTATGATAAAACAGAGCAAAAAAATATACATTCTGTTAAATTATCAACTCAAACAAGTATTCAATATTGTTTCAATGATGTAGATAGATTAATAGAATTACATAATTTTTTGGAAAATAAACTTTATCAACAAGGCTATAAAGAAACATATGATTTACATTGTAAACATATTCAAGCTTTAGCTTATATAGAACAATGTGGCGTTCCTTTATCTGAAAAAGCTTGGTTATCTAAAGTAGAAAAAGATAAAGAAGTTAAAAAAGAAAAAGAATTACAAGTTATTGAATATATTTATAATAACTTACCTCAATTTAGAGATAATCAAATAGATATGTTTGATACTTCTAAAAGATTAAAAATATCTATATCTTCAGCTAAACAAATGATTGATGTGTTTAAAGAACTAAAAATTAATATAATTACTTCTGAAGGAAAAGAAAGTATAGGAGAGGATATTATTAATAAATCTTCCCATGAATTTGTTAAAATATGGTTAGAATATCAATCTGCTTCTCATGATGTATCTACTTTTGGTCAAAATATATTAGATAAAGTAATACAAGGAAGAATTTACAGCACCTATAATCCTATTTTAGATACTGCTAGGATTTCTACCAGAAGAGGAGATATTAATACACTTAATCTTCCTGCTAATCAAAGAACTAGAGAATGTATAGAAGCTAAAGAAGGTTTTCAAATGATTGTATCTGATTATGCTGGACAAGAAAATATAGTAGGTGCTGACATATCTGGAGATGAAATGATGATAGCTTCTGTAGTACAAGATTTAGATTTACATTGTGCTTTTGCTAGAGTATTATATCCTGAAGAATTACAAGATTTAAGTGATGAAGAGATTATTAAAGACCATAAATCTAAAAGAAACTCAGCTAAAGCTCCAAGATTTTTATTTGCTTATGGTGGTAATGCATTTACTTTACATCAAAATGAAGGCATTCCTATAGAAAGAGCACAACAAATAGAAAATTCTTTTAAAGAATTACATTCAGGTTTATATGAAACAGGTAATAAAAAATTACAAGAAGCTACTAAATTAGGATATATTGAATCTGCTTTAGGATTTAAATTACATTTACCTTATTATAAAGAATATAAAGAATTAGAAACTAAAATACAAGCTATTACTAAAGATGATTGGGATTTATATAAAATAGGTAAAAAAGAATATAAAGCTCAATTTAAAGCTAAAGAGGATAAAAAAGAATATACTATTTTAAATCAAATAGCTTATAATTATTATTATAATAATAAAAGTAAAATATCTAAATTTTTTAAACTAAAATCTCAATATATGAGATTATGTTTAAATAATCCTGTACAAGCTACTTCTGCTCATCAAACCAAACAAGCTACTATAGCTTTATTTAATTTTATTAAAAAAAATAATCATATAGGTAAAGCTAAAATAGTATTAGTAGTTCATGATGAAATAGTTATGGAAGTAGAAGATAATTTAACAGAATTATATAAACAAAAATTAGGAGAAATTATGGTTACAGAGGGTAATAAATTTATTAAAAATCCTATATTAACCATAAAAGCAGATGCAAATGTTGGTAAAAACTGGTATTTAGCCAAATAAAATTTTTATATTCACTATATTTATATTATATTTACAAATTAAATTAAACAATGAAAAACAATATTTTTATACCTAAAAAATGTAAAGTAGGATACACTTTATCTAAAAAGTATTATATAATAATAGGAAGAAAAGAAGAAAGATTTGACAATATTGAATTATTATTAAAAAATTATAAATTATGGCAAGTAAAAACGACAAATTAATATTAACTTTAAAAAAAGAAATTGAACAAAAAAAGAATTTATTAACTAAATCTCAAAAATTTATACCAAAAACTAATTGTAGTTTAACTATTTTTGGTAATATTTTAAATTTACATGTAGCAAATAAAGAAGATTTGCTAAAAGCTATAGCAAATGTTAAATCTTTAGAAATAGGTTTACATTCTTGTTTACCTGGAGAAACTTTAACAATAGGAGGATATTCTTCTAAAGAATGGTTAGAAGATTTAATAAATAAATTTAACAATTTAAATTTATCTTTAGAAAGAACAAGATTAAAAACATTAGAAGAAAAATTATATAATTTATTATCTACAGACACTAAAGTTTCTTTAGAAATAGAAGATATAAAAAATTCTATTTAAGAAAAAAGTATTATATTTACACATTATTAAACAAAAAAATTAAATTAAAAAAAGTATGAATTTACCACAAAGAGAAAATCAAGGTACAGAAAAGAAATTATATGTAGGATATGGAGAATCTACATTAGTAGGAATTAATCCTACAAAAGAAGAACTTATGACATTATTAGGCATAGATAATGAAGAAACTATTGCTAAATTTAAAGATCCTGAATATACAGGAGAAACTACAGAAGGAGATAAATACTTCAGATTAGCTTTTTATGTTAGAAATACAAGAACAGAACAAATAGATCAATTGAGTTTTCAAGTAACAGACAAAGAAAGAGTATCTAAAGAAGGTAAACCAGAATGGGTTAATCAATTGGGAGCTAATCAATGGGCTATAACAGAAGATGAATTATGGGATAATTTTAAATCTTTTAGTAAAGTATTAAGTTGGAAAAATGTAGATGGTAGTGTTACAGAAAAATATAATGCTGGAGCTAAACCAGAAAAAGTAGATAATTTAGGAGATAAAGTATTTAGAAAAGCTTTAGAAGGAGAAGTTGCTGTATATAGCTTTATGATTAATATGTTTAATTTAGATATATATAGTCAAGATTTAAATCTTTTATTAGATATACCTACTATGCTAAAAGGAAACTTTAAATCACTAAGAAAGACTCTAATGGACATCAGATTTGATGTTAGTGGAAATGAAAAAACTGTAGTATGTTCTTATGGAGTTAAGTTGAAAGATGATGGAACTCCTGTACAAACTGTTTATAACAGAGCATTTTTACCTGGATATATGTTTAAAAATGTAAAAGCTTATAATCTAGACCCTACTAAATTAGCTTCTTTAGTACAAGTTAAAGAAGCTAAATTTAGAAAAATTACTCCAGTAGAAACATTTTTAATAGACACTATGGATGAAATAAATGGATTTAGAAAAAGTAGTTATTTCTTACCACAGGAAATAGATATTTATGACTCTTCAAAAAACTTTTTAGCTTCTGGAGCAGTTGTAGCTAGTAGTACAAGTGATGATTATTAGTAAATAAATTATATCAAGTCTAAAACCCTCTTATATAATTTAAAAAGTATAAGAGGGTTTTTTAATAATTATAATTTAAAAATAAAACAAAATTATGTATAACTTAGAAACTTTATTAAAAATAAAAGAACTAGGTTTATCTGTAAGGTATTATCTTCTATTAAAATTAGTAGAAGATAATGCTCTTTTTAACTTTAGAGAAGAATATTTAGATATACTAGTAGATTGTAAAACTCAAGGTCTTTTAACAAATACTGAAGAATTAACTACTAAAGGTTATGAAATTTTAAAAGAAATAGAAGGTAAAAATGATACAAAAAGTATTAATTATCCTCTTTTACATAAAAAACTCCAAGATGAATTGTTTAGACTCACAGGAGAAAGACAATATAGAGTAGATGGTAAATATTCTTTTTTTCCAAATTTAAAAGACTTTACAGATAAAACAAAGAAAGTAGTTCTAAAATATAAACTAAAAGACTACAATAAAATAGAAACTATACTCTTAAATCACATAAGAAAAGCTGTAAAAGCTAATTTTAAATATATTCCTTTACTAGGATACTATATAAGTAAAGATGGAAAGAGTATGTTAGTAGATGATTATGAGAATTATGATGGAAAAGAAAATACAACTATTCAAGCTAATCACAATACAAGTACACCAATAAACACATTTGATATATAATGATAGATTATTTTGATGATTTAGAGAAAGAAATAACAGAAGGATTAAATAAAGAACTTATTTCAATGGGTTTTGATAGATTAAATTATCATATAGGGTTGAGAAAAGCTACTTATTACCTAATAGGAGGTTTTACAGGTTCAGGAAAGACTACATTTTTAGATGATGCTTTTGTATTAAATCCTTATGAGTTTGTTTTATCTCCTAAAAATACTAAAGGATTGAAGTTAAAAATCTTCTATTTTTCTATGGAAAGAAGAAAAAACTACAAAATAGCTAAATGGATAAGTAGAAAAATATTTACTGATACAGGTCAAATTATATCTGTAAATAAGATTTTAGGTTGGGTTTCTAAAGAAAATAAATTAACTACTGAAGAACTAGAAATAGTAAAATCTTACAAAAATTACATAAATACTATGTTAAATAATGTAGTTACTATTATAGAAAATCCTCAAAATCCTATGGGTATTAAAAAAACCATAGATGCTTATGCTGAAGCTAATGGTAAAAAAGTAAAAATAGATGAACATAATTATAAATATATCCCTAATGACCCTAATGAGCATGTTATAGTAATTTATGACCATATTGGTTTACAAAAGAAAGAAACCAGAAGTTATCCTAATGGAGATAAAGTTAGATTATCCTCTAAAAAAGAAATTATAGATCAATCTTCAGAAGATGCTAGAAAATTTAGAGATGTTTATGGTTATACTATAGTAAAAATATCTCAATTTAACAGAGATATATCTAACCCTATAAGATTAAAAAATGGAGATGTAGAACCTATGTTAGAGGACTTTAAAGATTCTGCATCAACACAAGAAGATAGTGAGGTATGTATAGCTTTATTTGATCCAATGAGATATAAAATACCTGACCCTATTGGTTATAATTTAGAAAAATTAAGAAACTCTTATGGTAATAAAATGTATAGAAGTATTAAAATATTAAAGAATAGTTATGGCTCAGATGATGTCAGAATTGGACTTGCCTTTAATCCAGTAGTGGGAATCTTCAAAGAAATGCCTAAAGTTCAAGATACTACTGAAGAAACTTATAAATCTATTATAGATAATACTTACTTTACACAAAGAAAATTAACACCTTTAAAAGAATTAAAACTATAATGCAATTAGAACTTAAATATCAAAAGACTAAAACTCTTAATATTAAAGAGAATGGTAGGTCATCTGACTGGGTAACTCCCAATTTTATTATGGGATGCAATGCTGGATGTTCTAATAGTTATTGTTATACTAGAAGATTTGGAAGAAAATATATTTATATTAATACTAATGTAGATGAAATATTAGAATCAATAAGACAACATTCTTTAAAATTAGGTACTAAAATCCCTAATCAAACAGATTTAAAGTATTGGACCTATGATATAGGTTGTGATACTGACCTTAATTATCATTGGAAAGACTATGATTGGGATAAAGTATTAAAGTTTTTTACAGAAACTCCTAACATTAAAGCTACTTTTGCTACTAAATTTGTTAATAATCAATTACTACCTTATGGTAATGAAAAACTAAGAATTAGATATAGTTTAATGCCTCAACATATGTCTGATATTTTAGAACCTAAAACTTTTAAAATAGAGAAAAGGATTGAAGCTATTAATAAATTTATAGAGCATGGTTGGGATGTACATATCAATTTCAGTCCTATTGTATATACTAATACTTGGAAAAAAGATTATGAAGAATTATTTAAACTAATAGATCAGAAAGTATTATATAAAGATAAAGTAGCTTGTGAAGTTATATTTTTAACTCATAATCAAAACTTACATAATATTAATTTAGAACAAAATTCTATAGAAATAGAAAACCTACTTTGGAAACCAGAAATACAAGAAACTAAAATATCTCAATATGGGGGAGAAAATATTAGGTATCAATGGGAGTTTAAAAATCAATTAATTAATGAATTTAAAGAATTACATAATAGTATTATACCTTGGTGTAATATTAGGTATATTTTTTAAAATAAAACATAAAATATAAAATGATACAAACAACAGATCAATTATTTAACTATTATAAAGAATATGTTGCTTTAACAGAGGGACATTATGATTATTTAATAGATAAAGAAGATTTTAAGAAAGCATTAAAAGAATTTGCTACTTTACATGTCAAAAAAGCTTTAGAAGAAGCTAGTAATAAAGCTAAAATTAAATATAGTTATAGTGGTAACACAGGTTCTGAATATTGTGATGAATTTGTAGATCCTGAATCTATTTTAAATGCTTATAATATAGAAGAAAATATAAAATAATGAAAGATAAATATACAATAGGTAATTATTATAAAATTCCTTGTATAGAGTATAAAGAAGTTTATAATAGATTAGAGCAAGTAAGATTAAATGAGTTATATATAGGTTATCCTACATATAAAAAATTTGAATATATTTATTATTTACCTGTTACTTCAGAAAAACCTCATAGTGATAGAGAAAATGGACAAAATTACTTACATTATCATGTAGATTATAGATTTGAATTTGGAGAAAAAAGTAAGTGTTATTTATTTGAAGATAGTAATATTAGATTAGAACATACTAAAAATACTAAAATAGTCTATATGATGATGAAATGTATAAAAAAATCTAATGAATTTACCACTCCTGTAAGTTATATAAAAAACTCTAAACTAAAACATAAATGTATAATAAAAGGTAAATGTCCTCACAGAGGTCAAAACTTAACTTTAGAACCTGATATTAATGGAGTAATAACTTGTCCTAATCATGGTTTACAATTTGATGCTATAACTAAACAATTAATAACAAATAATGGAAAATAATTATGAAAGATACATTAAACCTGAAAACTTTTATTTAACTATACAAAAACCTTGGTTTAATAAAAATGAAATATTAAATGTTGGAGGAACAAGAGTTAAAGTTTTAGAAACTCCACATAAAAAATGGTATAAACAATTATTACAATTTATTAGTTTTGGACTATATGAAGCTCCTACTCAATACAAAGTAATACAAATAGATTAAATATAAAAAATAATGAGTAAATATATAGATGTAAAATATACAGTATGGGGAAGATTTTCTTTTGATGATAGTACAGATTTAAAACCTATTATAGAACATCTTGAAAAAGAACAATATCCAGAAGAATTAGAAAAATTTGAAGGATACTTAGGTTATGAAAGTATGATTGAAACAGAAGAATTTATACCTATTGAAGAAAATGATAATCAACCTACAATAGAAGTGTATGAAAATGTAAAAGATACACAAAATTGGCAAGAATGTATTTGGGATAATAGTTTTGAATCTGAAATAAAAAGAAAAGAAAAATGAATTTAGTAACAAAAAGTAATAATGATTATATAGAACCTATTCCACATGACAATAATATTAATAGTATTATAAGTGATTTTAATGTGAAAGAGGAAAAAGTAGTTGTATTTGATGCTGATAGCTTACCTTTTATTTGTAGTTATCAGCCTAAAAATGATGAATTTGGTAATCCTACAGAATATTATACTAAAAAAAATGGGGGTTTTGATATAGCTGAAGGTATTTTAAATGAGAAATTATTAGGAATTTTTAACAAAATAGAAGAATATTTTACTATAAAAACCATTTATTTATGTGTAAAAGGTAATAATAATCCTAGAAAACAATGGTTAAGTTCTTATAAAACTCACAGACCAGAAACTCCAGAAATAGTTAACTATTTGCACAATATTCTTATAGAAAAACATAATGCTTTTATAGCTCCTATAGGAGAAGCTGATGATGCAATTAAAACATTAGTAGATACTTTAGGAGATAATGCTTTAATTTGTGGAATAGACAAAGATTTATTAACTATTTCTGGATACCATTACAACTATTCTAAAGATTTTTATCAATATATTGATGAAAAAACAGCTAATTATAACTTTTGGACCCAAGTATTGATAGGAGATAGTACAGATTTTGAAAATCTAAGCCCAAAAATAGGTAAAAAATATGCAGAAAAAGTATTAGATATAGATATGACTGAAGAAGAATATAAAGAAGCTGTATATAATGGGTTTTTAAAAGCTTGGAAAGGAAATGTTGATTTAGCTAAAGAAAAGATGGAATTATCTTATAAATTAGTTAAATTATGGAATTTTAAAGAATTAGAAAATGTTGAAAATAAATAAAATATGGAAAAACAAGAGCAAATAGATGTAATAATTGCACATCACATGGAGCTAATTAATAAATTAGAACATGAAAAAGCTTTACTAGATTATAATATTATTAAGTCATTTAAAACAATGAATCAAGATAATATAGCCTTAATTTCTTATGAATTTTATGATTATATGGATAAACAAATGAAAATATGTGATAAAATTAATGAAAAATATAAATATATGACAAAAGAAGTATATGAGCTGAATGAAGTTGATTTAAGATTAATGAATAAAAATATTGATAATTATAATAAAAGTAAATAAAATATGAAATTAAGTAAAAAACCTACAGATTGGATTATAGCTACAGCAAATAATAATGATGATTACTTTGTAAGTGACTTTATTATAATAAATGCAAAACAATGTATAGACTTTAAAGAAAGAATTATACCTATACTAGAAAATAATGGATTAAAAGGAGAATATTCTGAGCATGGAGTAATTATGTTTGAATTTTTCGACTCTAGTAATGAATATTACCCTATCATAAATGATTTTTTAGAAAATAATGAAGAAGGTTGGTCTTATATAGAATTAACAGATAAAGAATTTGAAGAAATACAAGAAAATTGTGTTATACTAGATAGTTGTGAAAATGAACTTAGAGTAGATTGTACTATTACTGGTATAGATAGAAGTGGATTTTCTTTTAAATCTTATGGAAAGTATTGTGGTACAGAACTTTATGCAAATTTACCTTTAAATATATAAAATAATATTAGATAAGAACCTTATAATTTGGAATTATAAGGTTTAAGTCTTATATTTGAAACTTAATTAAAAGAAAAATATGGAAGAAAAAATTAATTATTATTTAGTTTTAGAACAACAAACTCATTTTAATGGACATGGAGAACCTGAAGAAGGAAAACTCACTAAATTTATAACTACTAATAAATTATATGAGCAATTAATTGGTAAAGAAGGTGTTATGTTTTATGAAAATCCTGTAGAATCTTTTATAGAAGATTCTGTTTTTGTAAATATAGATAAACATTTTAGAAGTTTATTTGCTTTTCCTGAAGATAAACAAGCTCAAGATAGTTACCATTGCATTATGTATAGTTATGAAGTTAGTATTGTTTCTAAAGAAATGGCAGAAAAATTAACAGAAATTATTAAATCTTATAAGAATATTAATTAAATATGAATCAAAATCTAGAAGTAGGAAATTTAGAGTTAATAAAGTGGAAAGATAAACCTGATATTCTTTTAGAAGAAATATCTAATCTTTGGAAAGATATAAAAGAGGCTATAGAAAGTAAAAACTTAAGGTTATTAGAAGAAAAGTTGAAGGATAGTGTAGAATTTATAAAAGAATAAATTAAATAAAAAAATATGGCAAAAGAAGTAAAAAAAGAACAAAATATTGATGGTTTTCAATCAGAAATTGAAAAAATTTTTGGGAAAGGAAGTATTATAACAGCAAATGAAGAAATTCCTCCTGGAGATATTATTCCTTTAACCAGTTTGACATTATGTAATGCTTTGGGTAAAGGAGGATTTGCTAAAAATAAAATTATAGAAATTATTGGTTGGGAAAGTGCAGGAAAAAGTACTCTATCTTGTGATGCTATAGCAAATGATCAAAAAACATATGGAGATAATTGTCTTTTAATAGATAAAGAAAATAGTTTTGATAAATTTTATGCTGAAAGATTAGGAGTAAATTTAGATAAACTACAATTAGCCTATCCTAATTCTTTAGAAGATTGTTATAGTTTAATAGAAAAAGCACTAGACTCTAGACTTTTTGGTTTAATTGTAGTAGATTCTTTGACTTCTTTTCAACCTCAAGCAAGTTTAGATAATCCTGGAGGAGCTATGGGTAAAGAGGCTAGAATTAATTCTGATAGAATGAGAATGGTCAATGATAAAGTTAGAAATTCTAATTGTTGTGTAGTATTTATTAATCAAATTAGAGAGAAGATAGGAGTAATGTTTGGAAGTCCAGAAACTACATCAGGAGGAAATGCACTGAAATTTTATGCCCATGTTAGAATTATGATTAGAAGAAAAGAAATTAAAGCTGAAAATCAAACTAATACTATGCATTTTAAAATTATTAAAAATAAATTAGCTCCTCCTATGAAAGAAGCAGAAACCACTATTATTTGGGGTAAAGGTTTTGATAAAGAAAGCGAGATATTTTATTTAGCAAAAGATTTTGAAATTATTAAAAAACATGGTAAAAAAGTTACTTATAATGGGGAAATATTTGAATTAAGTGATAAAGATGCTATGGATGAATATTATGCTTATTTAGATAAAAATCCTGACATTAAAAAAGAAATAGTAGATAAAGTGTTAGATAGATTAAATAACCCAATAACAGAAGAAGAAAATGGACAAATTAGTGAGGAAAAAGTACTTTAATGACTTAATAAATTTAAATGGTTCTAAAAATATGTTTAATTTTGGTTACTTTAAAAATATAAGTTATAATGATAATGAATTTAGAAGATTATGCAACTATGTTAATCAAAAGTTTAGAGATATAGGAACTTTTTTAGATAAAGAAGATGTTAATGATATAGAATTATTAAAAGAATCTAGAGAACAGGGATTAGAAAAAGAAGATTAGAAAATATATGATAGAAGAAAGAAAAAAAGTAAATTTACATAGTCTTAGATATAATCTGGCTACTAAATACTTGATAAATACCTTAGATATTAATTCTAAAGGGGTTACTTTTAAGTTATTGAAAGAATTAGGATTTGTTAATGCTTATCTTATAGATGTTGGATATGATCATAAAGTATCTGATACTTTAACTTTAATATTTTCTATTCCTAACTCTTTCAAAGATAATTTCTTTAACTTTATTAAAGAGTTAGAAAAAGATGTACCTAATTATCTTTTACATTATGAAATAGATATTAATACTTATGGGGTTCTTTTTAAAATATCTGAAAAATATAAATATATAATACCTTTATTTTTAGAGGGTAAATATTCTAAATTTGGTAAAGGATATGCTGATTTTTTTAAAGAAGTTAGTGGAGGAAAAGTTAACTATTTATCACAATATAAGATTATCCTAAAAGACAAGGATTATCAATATGCTTTAGAAAATAAAATAGGAGCAGATATAGGAGAACTAGATGATAGAGAATTAGATAGTTCTCCTGATGAAAAAGATTATATATTTGATTATGAACAACTTATAAAAGAACAAGAAAATGCAAGTAGATAACAAAGAAAACTTAATACTAAACATTAATAATAAGACACAACTATATTCTGAACAAGAAGTTAAAAAAGCTTTAGAAGAATATGAAAAAAACAAAATAGCTACTAGTCAGGTTAGTTTTTGTGCTAATCATGATAGAGATACTCAAGAAGCTATTAATGAATATTATAAAGCTCCTGAACAAGTAGTTTGGGATGCTAGACCTGGTATTAAAATGAGTAATGCTTACTTTCCAACAGCAATTCCAACAGCAAATTGGATAACTACACATACAGCAGAAAGAATTAAAACAGACCCTGTTGTAGAAGCTGTAAAACATGACAAAGATAAAGTTAAAATGGAATTGTTACCTCCTTATAGTTTAGAAAAGATTGCTAAAGTATTTACTTTTGGAGCTAATAAATATGAAGATTGGAATTATCTTAAAGGAGATGGGTTAAAATTAAGTAGAGTTTATGGTTCTTGTTTAAGACATTTAAATTCCTGGTATAAAGGAGAAGAATTAGATCCTGAAACAGGAGAAAATCATTTAATTCATGCAGGATGTTGTATTATTATGCTCATAGAACTAATAAATGCTAAAAACAATGATGATAGACCTAAACATTATGTAAAAGATAATAAAATAAGTAATTTATTAAATGTACATGAAATGGATTAAAAAATGGAAAAAATACAAGTTATAAGTGATACACATGGATTTCACAATCAAGTATTTATACAAGATAATGTAGATTGTATTATACATTGTGGAGATAGTACTAATTATTATGATATTTATCATAATCAACCAGAATTTGATGATTTTATTAGTTGGTATTCTACTATAAATGTAGAACATAAAATTTTAATACCAGGCAATCATGATTCATGGAGTATGAAAAAATATAATATTGATAAAGTAAAAAGTTTAGGTATTATCTATTTAGAACATGAATATTATAAATTAGAAGGTTTAAAGATATTTGGTTCTCCTTATACTCCTACATTTGGAAATTGGCATCATATGAAAGATAGAGCTAAATTATTTAGATATTGGGAAGAATTAGAAGAAAATATAGATATTCTTATAACTCATGGACCTCCTTATGGTATTTTAGATTTATCAGAAAACAGAGATGGTCAATTAGAAAATTGTGGAGATAAAGCTCTTTTTAAGAAAATATTAAAAGTACAACCTAAATATCATTGCTTTGGTCATATTCACAACAATAATAATTGTTATAATCAAGGTACTAGAACTATTCAAGGTTGTAAAACTACTTTTATAAATTGTTCTATGGTAGAAGATGGTAAATTTAGTAAAGGTTTAATAAATAATGGATTAATAATTAATTTAAAATAGAATATGAAAGTAAAAATAAAGAAACTACACAAAGATGCAGTAATACCTAAATATGCTAAACCTGGAGATGCTGGAATGGATTTAACTGCTATAGAAATTAGTTATGATAATAATGGAAATATAGTTTATAGAACAGGATTATCTTTTGAAATACCTGCTGGGTTTTTTATGATGCTTGTACCAAGAAGCTCTAATTCTAAAACAAATTTAATGCTCACTAATCATTGTGGAATAGTTGATTCTGGATATAGAGGAGAAGTAATGTTTAAATATAAACCTTATAAATGGAATGATAATTCCCAAGAATCTTTTTTAGAAATGGTAAAATTTGAAACTTATAAAATAGGGGATAGAGTAGGTCAAGGAATTATACTTCCTTATCCTCAAATAGAATTTGAAGAAGTAGAAGAATTATCTGTAACTGAAAGAAACACAGGAGGGTATGGTAGCAGTGGTGCTTAGTTACATAAAACAATTATTACCTAAAAAAGTAATAATTACAAATCAAAATTTAAAAAAATTAGAAATATTATATAACAAAGAAATAAATAAATTAAGGTATGGTAAAAAAAGTATTTAGGACAGATTTTAGTGAAAGTATATTCAATTTTAAGTATAAGCATGAAAATGCTGAAACTTGGGAAGAATTAAGTAGAACTTTAATAGAAGATGTTTGTAGAGAATATTTATCTAAAGAAGAAAAAGAAGAACTTATAGAAATGCATAGCAATATGGAATTTATTGCTGGAGGTAGATACTTATATTATGCAGGAAGAATTAATAAATTTTTTAATAATTGTTATCTATTAAAAAGTTTAGAAGATTCTAGAGAAGATTGGGCTGATTTATCTTGGAGAGCTGAAAGCTGTTTAATGACTGGAGGAGGTATAGGTAATGATTATTCTATTTATAGAAGTAAAAATACACCTATTAAAAGAACAGGAGGTAAAGCTTCAGGTCCTATTTCTAAAATGAAAATGATTAATGAAATAGGAAGAGAAGTAATGCAAGGGGGTAGTAGAAGAAGTGCTATATATGCTTCTTTAAACTGGAAACATAGTGATGCTGGGGAATTTTTACATTGTAAAGATTGGAAATCTATTCCTGTAGCAGGAGCTTTTGATGAAAATGGAAATCAATTATCTGTAGGAGACTTAAAAGAAAAAGATTTTAATTATCCTGCTCCTTTAGATATGACTAACATATCTTTAAATTATGATAATAAATTCTTAGAAGAAATATATGATAAAACTTTTGAAGAATTATTACAAATTTATAAAGAAGGAGGTAAAAATGCTATTTTTAATTTACCTATTATTAAAATTCCTATTACTTTTTTAGAAAATTGTAGACAAGCTTTAAAAACAGGGGAACCTGGAATGAGTTTTAATTTTTTTGAAAAAGTATTAGAGACCCTCAGAAATGCATGTTGTGAAGTAACAAGTGAAGATGATAGTGATGTTTGTAATTTAGCTAGTATTAATATGTCTAGAATAACTACTAAAGAAAGATTTGAAAGAGTTTGTTATTTAGTAGGTAAATTTTTACTTTGTGGTACTATGGTAGCAGAATTACCTTATCAAAAAGTAATAGATGTTAGAGAAAAAAATAGAAGATTAGGTATGGGATTAATGGGTGTACATGAATGGTTACTACAAAGAAATAGTGGATATGAAGTAACTCCAGAATTACATAGTTGGTTAACTGTTTATAAAGAACAATCAGAAGTTGGAGCTAATGAATTAGCTATTAAATTAAATATAAATAAACCTGTTGCTTATAGAGCTATTGCTCCTACTGGGACTATAGGTATTATGGCAGGAACTACTACAGGTATTGAACCTTTATTTGCTGTAGCTTATAAAAGAAGATATTTAAAAGGACAAAAAGAATGGCATTATCAATATGTAATAGATGGTACAGCTAAACTTTTAATTAAAGAATATGGAATAGATCCTTATAAAATAGAAACAGCTTTAAGTCTAGCTAATGATTATGAAAGAAGAATTAAATTTCAAGCTGATATTCAAGATTATGTAGATATGGCAATTTCATCTACAATTAATCTCCCTAAATGGGGTACTTCATTAAATAATGATACTAAAGTAGATGATTTTGCTCATGTACTAGCTAAATATGCAATTAGATTAAGAGGTTTTACTTGTTATCCTGATGGAAGTAGAGGTGGTCAACCTTTAACTATTGTAGATTATAAAGAAGCTATTTCTCAAGAAGGGCAAGAATTTAAAGAAGAATTCTTTGATGTCTGTGACCTGACTAAAGGGGGAACTTGTGGTATTTAAATTAAATAAATAAATATAGTGATATTAACAGAAAAAGAAATAAGAGATCTTTTATCTAAAGATTTTAAACAAGTAAAGAAAACTTCTTCAGGAGAAATATTTAATCAATATACTTATGATGAAAAAGAATGTTTAAATCTTATAGAGAGTTATATTTATGAAAGAAAAGGTCAGAAGATAGGGGATATTCAATCCCCTTCTTTTGCTCTTAAACAACATGGACAATTAGGAGGATTAGTTGCTCAACAAAGATATAACAAAATGGAAATAGCTTTTGATAAAGCTTTACAATTTTATAATGAAAAATATAATAAATATGGCTAAAAAAAATCAATTAGAAGTAAAAGTATATACTATTTTAGAGGAATGTGTAGAAAGTGGTATTAATTGGGGTTTCTTGAAAGCTTTTAAACATGATGATGATCCTTCTGAAGATAAAATAAAAGAAGAAATATTAAGGGCTATTATGTTATCTATTAGTGAAAAGTTTAATTTTCCTGAATTTAATGATTAGGAAAAAAAAGACCTGTTTATCTTGTAATACTGAACAATTTATTTTTTCTAAAAATAGGTGCAAATCATGTGCTTCTAAAGAAGATAGTAAACCTATTAAAAAAGTATCTACTAAACAAACAGAAAAGAATAAAGATAAAGCTTTAAAAACTAAAGAGTTACATTCTTGGTTTTTAACTTTATTTGATAAACATAAAGAAAAAGATGCTAAAGGTTATTTTGTAAGATGTTTTGAAACAGGTTTTAAAATGTATGAAGATAATTATAAATATAACAGTTGTATATATTCTCATTATTTTCCTAAAAGTACATATCCCCAATATGCTTTTGAAGAGTGGAATATGGAATTAGTAACTCCAGATACACATAGTACCTGGGAACAAGATCATACAAAGTGTAGTAAAATGTATAAGAAATACTTGGAATTAAAGGAAAAAGTATTATATTTGTAAATAAATAATATATGGTAACAAGTCAAATTAAATATAAAAACTTTGTAAAAGGTAGTAAAAATACTTTAGCAGGTAAAGAAATGGAAGCTAAAATAGTAGATAAAATAGAAATAGAAGGTACTACTCATTATTTAGTACAAAATAATAAAGGAGAATTAATTATTATTCTACCTAATCAATTAACTAAAATAGTAAATACAAAAAATGTTAACACCTAAGAAACAAGCAGAAGAATTAGTAAGAGATTTTGGTAATATAGGTTTAGCTTTATTGTGTGTTAGATATATATTAAGATCTACTGGAATAACTCATGTTTATGATTATTGGATAGAAATAAGAGAAGAATTATTAAAATTAAAAAAAGATAATGAATAAAATAAAAATATTAGCTATAATGGGAGATAATAATCTAAGTGCTTCTAAGTATCATAGATTATATCTTCCTTTAACAGCCTTAGAAGGTAAAGTAAT